CCCATTATGGCCGAGCGCCTTCGACACCATGTGCTCGTAGTCGCTGAAGTCCTCAGAATAGTCGAAACCTTTTTCCTTCTTCCATCGCCAGCGCAATCCAGCGATCAGAATTTTCTCGGGAAGCAGGGGAATGTCAGTATCCAGCGTGAGAAATTGCTTGTAGGTCACACCGTCTGCGCCTACTATCCAGTTACGGCTTACATATTCGAAGGCCCAGGTATTGCCTGCGGTCGGAGTTGGTGTTGCCAGAAGATGACTGCCGCGCACCCGAGCCTGGTACGTTGGCCCGGTATTTGCAATTGCTTTCGATGCTGCCCACTCCTGCCCGTCGAGCACGACGATGGGGAGTTTCAGCGTCCGATCCCAGAATGAATCCTGCTTGAAATGATCGAAACCGTTGGTGGCTATTGACGCGATTGTCCCCTGATCCTCCGCTGCCAGCGTGGTATGCGTGGCCTCGAACGTCAGTTCTTGCCAGTCGCCACGGTCTGCCAGGGCGATGCCTTCCTCCTCCAGAAGCGCCTGCATCTGAAGCACCTGCGGATCGGTTGATCCCGCCACTGTCGTCGGCACGGTAATATTCGTGCGCCGACAATGATTCTGGATTATGGAAAGCATCGTCATGGGCGGTTACTCCTTGGGTACGCGAGGACGCTGGACACGCTTGGTTGCCTGTGGCCCGGCAACAGGTTCTTCGTCCGGCAGGATATCTGATAGTCCAATGCTATCGTCAGCAGGCGCTTCATAGCCACCCTGTATGACACCTTGCAGCCCCTGCATCGCCTTGACCTGAGAACTGAGCGCCATGACTTGTTCCATCAGCGTTCCGACCTGCGTGGTGAGATTGGCGTTCTCTTTCTCCAGCTCGGCAACCTTGATAGCCACAGGGCCATGGTCGACCAGCGTGGCGAGCCAGGCTTTCGCTTTATTGCGCAGATCCAGAGCACCCATGCCGATGCGTCGCATCCCTTCCTCGTTAGTATCGGCCAGATCCTCGACGGTCAGGCAGTTCATGCGAATCAGCGTCTCCTGCTGTGCTGGAGAGATCAAACCCCATCCACGAATCGGCGTACCATTCAGAGGCATCTCCTGCCCATTCTGCCAGCGGTGATAGGCTTCTTTCCAGTGCTCCATCCAACGCTCGGGAGTGCGACCGGCCTGAACGTCGCGCTCGACCGTTTCCAGCCAGGACTCGACCTTGGAACGGAAGCAATCCTTGCTGTACGCTGGTGTGACGTTCACGTAGTCCACATCCTTCGCGACATATCGACCTGCGGCGAGACTGGCCGCCTTGTCCTCGATGGCGACACGCTCGAACCAGACATGGGCGGGACGTTCTTCGCGGCTGGCGAGATCGCTGGCTGACATTTGTTTCTCCAGTGTGGATGCCGATCAGAGTGGGATATTCACCGTCGAGCAGTTAGCGAGCATCCTCCGCCAGTTACAGGCTGAAAACGGTGACGAATACGGCATGGCGATGTTCATGCAGGAGTATTACGTGTCGTTCGAGGCGGCCATGCCGGGGTCGATCTGGGGTGATTGTCTGCTCCATGCCCAGAATGAGGGTCGAATCGGCACCGATGAACTGCCAGTCAGCGTTCCCCACACACCCGGGCACCTCGTTTTCACCGGATGGGATCTCGGGTACGACGACGACACGACTGGATGGTTTTATCAGGTTATCGACGGCGATATTCACGTTATTGACTACTGCGAGGCGCGGTTCAAGGATGTGGAATACTACGCCACACTGCTGCTGAACAAGCACGAGACGGAAGGATACGAATATGGCACGCACTGGCTCCCGCACGATGCGAGGCCTCGCACTCTGGCTGCTGGCGGCAAGTCTATTCTTCAGCAGTTTCTTGATTTCAACAGGGATCACCAGGACCGGCTTGGCCGATTTGCAATCGCGCCTAAACTGGATGTCCAAGAAGGTATCCAAGCAGCGCGGGCGACGATCCCGCGCGCTCGGTTCGACCACGAACGGTGTGAAGTCGGCGTAGATCACCTGAAAGCGTATCGGCGCGAGTACGACGAGGATAAAAATATATTTTCGAGTACCCCGCTGCATAACGGTGACTCGCACGCGGCAGACGGCTGGCGTACAGTAGCAGTCACCTGGCGGCAGAGTAAACGTGTGGCCGAGGAGCGCCCGTTACAGGCCGGACTGATCGCGGGTAACGTGGTCGGGATGCCGTTCGGAGAGTTACGGAAGCAGCACATGCGGAAGATGGCGTCGTTGCGTAATCGCTGAGTGCGGGTGCGTAATCGGTAGCAGGTGTTGCACACACGGTAATTTGCGTGTAGTGTCGCGGGAAACGCGGGAATAACATATTTGAGGAGAATAGCATGGCTACGCATAATCCAGTAACGATAATGGGGATTGATTCTGCGGGGAACTCAGTTGCTATTGAACTGACCGCCGGTGCGTTACCTATAACCCAAGCCACTCTCCTCTCTTTCGAGGATGAGCCGAACGAAGTTGCAAAAGTTGAGCAGCGATTTGGCTACGAAATTGTTGCGCCATCACAAACAGCTCAACCTTTAGGAACTACCGGCACAGTAGGCGACTTCCTGCATCGCTTGGTTTGCGTGGTAGCAACTTCTGCAACATCCGCAGTAACCCTCAATGATGGTGGTGGTGCTGAGATTCCTATCATTCCAGCTAATGCCACAATTGGAACTTACCCGATTGAGATTAATATCTATTCGCTCACTGGATCATGGCGTGTAACTACCGCTGCCGGTGTTAGTGTATTGGCCGCTGGACGGTTCTCATAATGGCTACACCTATCACACTCCCAAGAACTCGCACAGAAGCCTCTGTTGCTGATGTTCCAACGCGCCTTTACCCACACGATCATCTACCCTACAAGCTGTTTGATACTGATGGAACTTACGCTTACGGGGTAAAAGACGGCGGCGGTTCTCTAATTGGCTACCGCCTGGATTCATCCTATAATGCCACGGCGATGACAACCATCGCTGGTATTTCTGGGCAATCTGCATCGAGTTTAATTTCTGGATTCATATGTCTTGCTGGCGTGTTATTCGTGCAGATGGAGTTGGCGAGTAAACGCTATCTAGCGTGGTCTACTGATTTAGGTGCTACGTGGACGCCATGTATCCTTACTGATAGCACGGCAGACGTTTATTCTGACGGCCAGATCGGGATGCGTGTAGCCACACATGCAACAGGCATTTCCATTCTTGGGACTCGTGGGATGTGCGTGGCCACGATTGATGGCGCAACGGTGTTATTTTTCTGTGAGTACAACACCAACGGCTCCCGTACGAATGGAGGCGCAAATGATTGGGTGCGTATCTGGAAATCTACCGATCTTGGAATTAACTGGACTGTAGCAATGGAGTGGAATACCTCTGGCCACCAGATGCGTCATTGCCATTACATCAAACAAGACCCGTTCTATCCCCAATATATCTGGGTGGGTAATGGTGATAATCCTGGCAATGGCGACACAACCGGCACACCTGGAGAGGGTGGCGGCGGTTTTATTCGATGGGATGTGACAGCGGCAGCAACTTGGACAAACAACTGGGATTACTCCGCTAATGTAGATACGCCTACTGGATTTAAAGCAAGTTCCTCTTATGTTGGTGCGCTGCAAAATCGCCAGATGTGTACGGATTTGATATTCACGCAAGACTGGATTTATAACCCTGCCGATTGGGGTAATCGCAGTAGTGGCGCGGCTGATATTGGTATATGGCGTTTTGATCGTGATATGACTGTGTATCAAAACGTGGATCGCAGCAATGCAGCGGGACAGCTCCATGCTCAATATTGGGGTATGCAAACTAGTGGCGGCACATTTATCAGCACTGAGATTAAAGACGGTACAGTTGACCCGCACATCTACATTTATACCTCTGCAAATGGTAAGCAGTGGCATCGGTCTGGTGTTCTGCTTATGGACTGCACCACTTCCGACACAAACGCAACGGGTGGTTTTATCGGTGGGCTTGGTGGGCTGTTTGAGTGGAATGATAAGGTCTACATGAGTTTTTCCCACGCAGCAGGGAAGCAAGCCGCCGATGCGGTTAGCACGGTGGTTCTTAATCCAGTAGGTAAGTTTGAGGATTATGGCCCTGAGCCAGAAGTTTTAAGCCCTGTCTATTGGGTTTCCAATACCGGTTCAACCGGCAACGACCCAACAGGAGCCAGTCTGTACGGCTATTCTTCGCGCTATCCTTGGCCGACTCCGCTATACGCACTAACTGGCAGTCGCGTTGGTGAAGGTGCGAGGATTATTCTTAACGACACTACGTTCACTGGCGCTGGCACTAAGGACATTAGCCCAACGCTCAATACCACGGTGAATACGCCTAATCCATCAGGGTTCGTAACCTTTGGAGCT